GCCTACATACGGAATATAATTCCGATCCGTCGGCACCACCAGTCCGACATCCTCCTTCGGAAACACCACCCGGCTCGTATCCTCGAACATCCCCTCCCCCCGCCAGATCGTCGTCGCCGCCACCGCCGTCCCCGCCACACTCTCCCGCCCCAACTGCGTCTTCCATAAAGCCTGAATACCCTGTGTCATCTCAACCTCCTGCTCCTGTCATTGCGAGCGAAGCGAAGCAATCTCCCGCCCGCTCATTCATATCTGTGTTCATCCGTGTTCATCGGTGGATAGATTTAAACTCACCACCTCATAACACCCGCTGTTCACCAACCACCTCACCCCCCCAAACGCCTCCACCTCCTCCGCCGTCAGATCCCGAGCAGGCACCCCCGGCATCCACCCCCTCCCATTCCACCTCACCCGTACGGGCGACCCACCCATCCCCTCCATTGCCATTGCAGCCGCATGACCATCCCCATCCACAGCCATCTCTACCTCACCTCGGGTCGCCCCGCCCTGCGCCCCCTCCGCCTCTCCGCCCGCTGCCCCTTCCGCACCTTTCGTCTTCTTCTCCATAATTCCTCCGTACCAAACCCTTTCGTGCCTTTCGCGCCCTTTCGCGCCTTTCGTGTTCCAAAATATCTGTGTCCATCAGTGTTCATCGGTGGATAGAATTAAATCCTTCGTGTCCTTTGTGGTTGACGCTCTTATTCGTCCCATTCGCCCATTCGTCAATTCGTACTAATCCCTTAAATCTGTGTCCATCGGTGTTCATCGGTGGAAAGAATTAAAAACTCGTCACCATCTTGATCCCCTCCACAAAAAACCTGAACCCGATCGTCGGCACCCCATTCCACCCCAGCGGCCCAAACTCCCCCCGCATCCCCCGGAACGTCTGCACCGTCCCCCCCAACGTCGGATCCGCCAAAATCGCCAGCGGCACCGCATCGCTGAACGCCATCGCCGCCTGGATATCCCTCGGCAGATCCACCCGCTGCAAATGGATCTCCACTACAATCGTCTGTAGTGATTTTCCGCTCCCAACTGGCCCAATTTCCCACGTAGAATTACCAGGGAACGCCACAGAAATGGGAAAAACGGTCAAACTCTCCGGCGCATACACCGGCGCCGCCCGAATCCCCGTCACCCCCTCCACCAGCGCCTGCACCGCCTCGATCGCATCCACCAGCGTATACGCCATATCAACTCCTAATCCTGTCATTGCGAGCTAGCGAAGCAATCTCCCGCCAGCTCATCGATCCCTCACCGCCTTGAACGTCGCCTTCGTCATCACCTCATCCCCCCGCCCCTCCGCCTTCTTCACCATCCGATCCTCCCTCTTCTCCTTGGTTGTAGTAACGACTTCAGTCGTTTCCTCCACCAACACCCCCGGCGAATCCACGTTCACCCGCCCCGCCAACCCCTCCTCCACCTCCACCACATCCCCCTCCATCCACGGCCCCCCCAGGCTGCTCCGATAATTCCACTGCACTCGATACCTCATCTCAACCCTCCCAAAATGTTTTATCTGTGTTCATCCGCACTTATCCGTGTTCATCCGTGTAAATGCTCTTAACTTAAAATCCTTCGTGTCCCTTTGTGTACCCTTCGTGTCCTTTGTGTGAAACGCACTTACCCTTCCAACACTAAATCCCATCCAGATACACCAGCGCCCACACCGTCACCACCAGATCCGCCGTAGTCCCATTCCACGACCCATCCGTAGTGATCTCCGCCCCCAGGTACGCCCCCGCCGCAAACGCCGCCTTCCCCCGCGCCACCTTCCCGCTCCCCCGCTGCGCCGTCGTGATCGTCTGCGTCGAATCCGCATCCTCCGTCCCATTGATCGTCGCCCCCACCGTCAGCGTCCCCGCACTCCCCGCCGCGCTCAGATCATACGCCACCGCCACCACCTCGCCCGGGAACGGCATATAAATCTCATCCACCCCGTTTGCCGCCGCGCTCGCCACCTCCGCCACCGCCAGTTGCACATCCGTCTGGCTCGCCGCCACCGCATCCTGCATGAACGTAAACGCCACCAACTGCCCCTTCGAAGTACCTCGCTTGATCGCCATCCTCATATCCTCCGTTCTTCCCTGATCCCTGGCCCTCCCCCATAATAGAGAAGGGCCAGGGCTGTTATATTATTTCGCGCCTTTCGCGCCCTTTCGTGCCTTTCGTGTTCCAAAAACCTTCGTGTCCTTCGTGTCCTTTGTGGTAAACGCTCTATCTTACAGCGTGATATCGTAGATCACGTCCGCCGCCTCGATCCCGCTCGCCGATCCGGTCGGGCTATACCGCCCCATCCCCAGGCGCAAGCTATGCACCAAACGAGTCTGATCGGTCGCCGGAATGCGCTCACCCTCGGTCTTCACGCGCCGTCGCCAGCCCGCCTTGAACCCATTCCGATTGAACGTCACCACCTGGCCTTTGGTGTTATTGCCCGCCGTGGTCGAAACCTTTCCATCCGCCTCGGTCTTGCTCACCGCCATCGAACCGATCACCGCATGCCCCAACGCCCGCGCCACCTGACCGGTCAAGATCGGCTGCCCCTGCTGCTGGAACCAGGTCACCACATCGTCCAGCCCAGAGATATCGTCCGCCGTCTGCGGATCCGCCACGTACACCAGATCGTCCGGTCGTACTGGGTGACCCCAATCGAACAGATAGGTCGTGTCCAGCATCCGCCCCTTCGCATCCGCCAGCGCAGCCAGCGTGATCGCCCCGGCCATGTCCGACTTATTCGCCGTATTGTCCACGATGCCCACGTGCCGGATCCCGTCGAACGCCAGGTAATGCTTCGTATCCGCCGGATCGGCGTCGTCCAGGTTGATGTTCCCCGTACCCGCATTCGTGGTATCCCCGTTCAACACCAGCGAATCGCTGTAATGCGCCACGCTCAGCGCAGCCTGGCGCCGCAGGAATGGGATGAACGGCAGGATCGAATCCTCTTCCAGCTCACCCGACCACATCTGGTGGATCACGAACTTAGCCGCCGAAACCAGCACCCGGTTCGACCCCGTCTTGCTCGTGGTGTAATTGCTCGAATTGCTCGCCGTGCTTTCCGCCACGTACAGCATCTCCGGAAGACCAGCTTCCACCGGCAGATATGCCGAAGGCCCCAGCATCTCGAACGTATCCAGCAGGCTGAACACCTTGCTCTCCGGACGTGCTGCCTCCCACAGATCGCCCACGTACTGCACCCCGATCAGCTCGGTGCCATAACCCGCCTCAGCCGTATCCATCGCCCGCACAGCCCCCCGGTACGCCTGTGTTTGCTCCCAAGCCCCCCGCTTCGCCAGCTTGCGATCATTGCCGTGGAACCATGCCAGCGGAATGCGTGGGAACAGATCGTCCAGCGCCCGCTGATCCATCGCCCGCACTTCCTCCATCGGCACATAATACCCATCGCTGATCGCCTTGAACGCATTCTGCAGCGTCTCGCTGGGCCCACCGTACACCCCCGGGTTATTCACCCGCTTCAGGCCCGCAATCCCCACCTGCAAGTCATACAAAAACTCGATGTCCGCCAGGCTCAGGTTCCACCGTGCATACTTGGACCCGATCAGCTTCTCATCCGCGCCAACCCCAAACCGCATTTTGCGTGCAAACTCCGGCTGACCCAACAACCCCTGCAGGTTGACCTTGATCATCTCGTTCAACCGTGCCTCGCTCACACCCTCACCCAGCGCCACCAACCGCGCCTGGATGTCTGCCACAATACCATCTAATTCAGTAGTCATCATGCACCTCCTATGTGCACATTCAATTGATTGATTTTCTCCGACACCATCCTCAGTGTCTCCAACGCCTTCCCCAGCTCCATCTCCCCGCCAACCTCCCCACGTTCCTCATCTGCCTCATCCGCGTCATCTGCTGAATCTGCGGCTTCCTCCTTCTTCGCCCTCTCCAACACCCCCTGGATCAGCGTTACCGCCTGCTCCAGATCCCCCCGGTTACGCTTATTCAACACCGCCCCCGCCCTACCCTCAAAGGCCCTTTGTGATCCTTCGTGTCCTTCGTGTCCTTCGTGTTCAAGGGTTTCCTCCTCCTCATCCTCCTCCACCAACCCCCTCAACTGCCGGTACAGCGCCCTCAACCCCGCCCCCTCCCGCTCCATCAGCGCATCCGGATCACCCGGCACCGGCACCGCCGAAATATCCAGCAGCTCCGCCTCCGTGATCACCGGCGCCTCGCCCCCCTTCGAAGGCCGCATCGCCACCGTATTCCACCCCACACTCACCGCATTCAAAAACCCCGTCCGGTACTTCCGCTCGACCGCCCGGGCAAACTCATCCTCCTGATCGAACACCACGTCCGACACCAACGTCTTATCCTCCACGTTGACTGACGTGACCTTCCCGATCGGCAGGTTCCGCCCGAAATAATCGTGCACCCACAAAAACACCGGATTCTTCCGAAAATTATCCAGCTTCCACCCCTGCGGATCCACCATCAACCCGTCCCGCTTCACCCCCTCCGTCGAAGCCTTGAACCGGATCACCTCCCCAGCCGCCCCTTCATCCCCATCCTTCCGCACCATATACGCCCTCAAAAAAATCTTCTCCATCCTCATCCTCCTGCTCCTATCACTGATAACTGATCACTGATTACTGATCACTGATTACTTATCCTTCGTGTCCTTCGTGTCCTTTGTGTCCACCGTTCTTATTCGTCTACTCACTTTCCTTCAACACCGCCGTCATCGTACACCTGCAATTGATATCCTCATCCGCCTCACCCATCTGCCCCGGAGCAGGCCCCCGGGCATCCCCCACCACAAAATCCTCATTGAGACCAACAGTCTGACCATGCGCCTCCCGGTGGTTATCCCTTGTCCGGTCATCCAGCGCCGCCAGCCAGCTCTTGCTCTCCACCACACCGCTCTGATCCCACGCCAACAGCGTCCCCCCGTTCTGCGCCCCCACCACCTCCGTCCGGGCGATCGTCTCCGGCGTACTCTCGATCC